AACAAAAACAACGACCTTTTGGGTTATATGTTGCTAGCAGGAGGTCATCTATGAATTTATGGAAACTTCCCAATCCTTTCAAAAAGGCAAGAAAAGATTGGCATACGAATATAGACCCTTTGAGCAAGAGGTTTTTGACACCTTCTCAATTAAGTCTAGATCCAACAGGAGAGGATTCCGAAATTGAAGACTATGAAGTAACTTCTACAGCTATAAAAGCGTTTACTTGGAATCCTGAAACACATTCATTATTCGTTACTTTTGTAGGTGGAGATAAAGAATATGAATACCCGAATGTACCTGAAGAGTATGTAAAGGCGTTTGAGTCTTCACCTTCTAAAGGAAGATACCTCAACAATGTAATTAAGCCTAATTTTAGTTTAAGGAGATAATAATGGCATTTAATTGGAAAAATCTGGTAGATCCAGGTAGAGTTTTTACTAGTGATGAAGATAAAGAGGAATCAAAAGAAAAGACAGAACAAGCTCGTGCAAAAAGAGAAGAAGCAACTAAACTTGCTAATAAATCTGTAAGTGAATTCCAGAAAGAAGGCAGAGCAGTAGCTGGACAAGCAGCTTCTGATAAAGCAGGTATAGCCAAAAGACAAGCTAAAGCTTCAACTATGCAAAGTGGTGGAAATAGACTTCAAGCAGCTACTAATGCAGCTTCAGCTGCTCAGGATGCTTCTACAAATGGTTATGATACAACTTCACAGGCAATGACAAATGCAGCTCAAGCACAGAATCAAGCTCAAGTTGCAGCTCTTAACAGTGAAGCTTCAGGTTTGCAGAAAGAAGCTGAACAAGCACAGGACAGAAGTGAAAAGAGAAAAAGTAGGGTTGCTGAAGCAGCTGCTGGAGCAATGAAATTCCTTTCTTCTGATTGCAGGAAGAAGCACGTTTACATTCCAAAGGAGGATAGAAAATAAATGAATGAAGAAGAGTTGAGAAAAGAATATTTGAGACAAGAACACGGAGGAGGATCTTGGAATGATTTATACACACCTGCCTACAACGCTTGGAAAGAGAGAAGAGGAACTGAACTTAATAACCTGGCCAGTAATCCTGTAAGTGATGAAGTATTAAATGAAGGAGCAGAAGAAGCAACAAATTTAGAACACAGAATAAATAATGCTACTACTCCTGAAGAAAGAGATGAAGTTGCAGAAGAAGCAAGAACAGAAATGAACGCTACAGATGCTGCAAGAAATTCTACTCCTCGAGAAACTTTCAATCCGAACAACGCAGAAGCTGATGAACTAAGTTTACGATTACCACCAGCTTCTCCAAAAGTTACGGGGGTTAAATCTACTCTTACGGAAGGAGAAGGAACTGCAGATATTGATACAACAATGAACAAACCTGAAATAAAAGAAACAGTGGCAGAGCTTGGAATAGACCCTGATAGAGAAGTTCCTCCAACTACAGAAGAGATTCAAGGAGCAACACAGGAAGCTGCTGTTAAAGCTGAAGCAATTGGAGCAGACCCTGAAACAGTAGATGCTATAAATAAAGCTGCACAAGGAAAAGGTTCATTAGAAGCTTTGAAAAAAGCTGCTGAAAAAGAACGTAGTAAAGAAGAAGAAGAACCATCTGAATATGAGAAAGCCAAAGCTGCTACAGACTCTGATTACAAAATGTCTAAGTGGGATAGGCTTAGTAAAATCCTCACAGTTGTTTCTGCTTTTGTTCACGTAATTTCTGAAGGAACAATTCCTGCTATAGATTTTACAGAATTCTCTAAATACAATCAAAAGAAAGAAATGCGAGATCAAACAGACAAAACTCGTTTTGGAAAAGATCTTGGAACAGAAGCTGAAATTACAGATATGCTTGGAGAGATTCAAAAAGGAAGAGCTTGGGACGAAGAGAAGACTAAAGAAGTCCAGAATATTATTATTCAAGAAGGACTTCAAGAGAAGATTAAAGAAGCTCATCCAGACTGGAATAAAGAACAGATTATGCAGGAAGCAATCAAACAAGCTGAGGATACTTTCCAAAGAAGAAATGCAGCAGCTAATACAGAAGGAACAGCAGCTGGAAATGCTGATTTAGGTACTAGACTCAGAGACCAGAAATTTGCCGAACATTGTTCTCCTAAAGAAGCTCATGAAACTATACAGCAGATTGATGAGCAAATCCGTCAGATTGATGAAGCTATTGTCAACTTAAAAGACAAACAGTTTGATAAGGGTATATCAATCTACAACAGTATGGTTACTCTTTTCTCAGGACTTGGCTCTACTGCTTCAACAGATACTGAAAGTACGAGTGCGAGTAAATCACAAAACGAAGGTAGAAATGATGGATTTAATGGTGGAGTTGGTGCAGGTCCTGTAAATGTAGGTGGTAGCGTTGGAAGCCAAGCAGGTACAAGTCAAGGTTCTGCTAATTCCAAAGCTAGAACAGTTGGCAGAACAGAAGCTAACAGAGAAGGTATAGATATATCTGCTAAATTGTCTGATGATTATACAAAGAACACAGATGCAGATTACAAAAAAGCTATAGCTAATCTCGAAGCAATGAAAAAGAATCTTGTTGAAAGAAGAAAACAGTTTGAGACTAAAGCTAGTCAATACGGAAGTGATAATAACGTAACAAATATAAACAACAGTGATGTTAGAAAAAAGCACGTCTATATCCCTAAAGAAAAGAGGTTGAAAAGATGATAGATTTAACCTATTTTGATGATTATCTCCCAAAGCCTACAGATAAAACTCAAATAGATGATGAAACTAATTTTCTAATTGATTTGGCTAAGAATGTAGGCAATTACCTTTATGAATACAAAGATGAGTATAAAGAGGAACAGGGAGCCAATGATAAATTGAACCTTGGGATTATGGCTCAGCAATTAGAGAAAGTCCCAGGTTTGGACGCTAGTGTAATTACTAATGAAGATGGTAGTAAGAGTGTAGACTCAGGAAGACTTGCTCTTACTACTTTGGGATATGTAGCAACATTAGCAAAACTTATTTTACAGATGCGAGGAATAGATTATGATGGATCCAACAACGAATTGGTTGATGAAAACATTCCGGGAAGAACAACCGGAGGAACCTATAACAACAGCAGCTCCGTTGACAACATCAGAACAACAGGAGTCAGAGGAACCACAGAGACAAGTGTGGGAACAGGAGATATTTACAATGAAACAACAGCTCCTACAACAAATGATGTTTATGCAAATGCAGCAAATGCAGCCAGGAATGGGAGGGATGTAAATGAGTAAATATAATGAAGCAATAAGAAGAGATTTAAACGATTCAATTCTTGCCCGTATAGATGATTACTCTGCAATGCTTGGTGCTTATCTCAACGATATGTCTGTAGATTTAAACAACGATACAGAATATAATTGGTATAGGAGATATGCCAGAGATTTAAGACAGGATAAAGATTTAGGTATTCCTCCTTCTACTAATGTAACTAAGTCTGTTATAGATACTTTAATAGCTAATATTGCAACAAAGAAGCCTCATCCTTTCTTCAATTCAATAAATGGAAGTCAAGATACAAAAAGAGTAGTAGAAGATATTCAGAAATTCTTCGACATAGTGTATGACAACAAACACGTACACGAAAAGTTTATAGAAGCTTTTACAGATGCCTGTATCTTTGGAATTGGATATGTATTTCTCAATCCGTTTAATTATGAGATTGAAAACCTAAAGACTTATCAAGTCGGTTTACTTGAAGCTGAAGTAAAGTACGGCAATCCAACAAAGATGCTTATTCGTAAATCAGGCTTCCCTGTATGGTTGTTGAGTCAGTATGGTATTAAATACAAGACAGATAAAACAACAGTCTTGTTTCACGAATTTATAGACACTATAGAAGGAAAGTGTGAGATTTGGATTGATGACAAGTTACAAAAGACAATCCCTTATAAATCAGATAGACTTCCTTTTATTCCAGTTTATTACAACAAACCTATAGTTGGTCAAAAGACTATTTCTGTAGTTGAAGAACTTGAGGGAATTCAGGCAACTATAGATGATTTGAACGAAAAGGTATCAACATGTGCACAAGCTTGGCCAGGAACTACAACTTATCTCATGGAAGGTTCTGGGATTCACAAAGAGGATATAGACAATACAGTTGGTAAAGTCTTTTCTATTAAAGCAGGTTATAATGCAGGCAACGTGCCTCCAGTTGTTACAGTTAATTCACCTATTCTTGATCCAGAAGCAAGAAACCTTATAGAGTTCTATACAAGAAAAGCATTTGAAATGATTGGTGTTTCAGAATTGAGTGCTATGAGTAAAACTCCTGCGAATGTGGATTCAGGTGTAATGTTGAGAGCACTTTCTGATTCAGAGTCTGATAGATTGAGTAGAGCAACAAATTATTATGTAAATGGTTTTTCTGAACTTGCACAGATTATGATTGATGTTTTACCTGAAGATGAAGATGTACTCCCTTCCAGTATAAATACTTCTTCAGTGAAATGGAAGGATGTAAAAAAACAGAGAGATATTTTCAAGATACAATTCGCAGTAGTTGCTCTTAAATCAAGAGATGTTGCCGAACAGGCAAAATATGTAACTACTCTATTAAATCTCGGATTGATTCAAAGAAACGAAATTGGATATTATCTTGATAGACCTGATATGACTAAAGCAATCTCTAATATTACAGCTCTTTATAATGGATTACAGCAAGTAATTTACAGGGCAATGGAATATGGAGAATATGACATTCCAGACTTTGTTGAAAAGACTTCTTTATGGCAGGCAATTACAAGAGAACAGAACATACTCTATTCACAGTTCTCAGATGACAAGAAGGGAAATGAAAGAGTAGAATTGTCTCTTCAAAGATTGATGATGCTTGAAGACAGTCTTATAACTGTAATGAAGGAAGAAGGTTTAATTACACCTGCTTTACCAGAACAGGAGGAGGTAAATAATGGAGAAGCTGAAGCACTAGCAGAATCTAATCCAATTATTGATGAAGAATCAGAAGGAACAGATAATCTAACACACCCCGAAGGTGATTTCTAACTAATAAAGAAAGGAAAAGATAATGGACGAGAAATTTATTGAAAGCTTGAAAGCAACCTTGACAGCTCTTATTGAAGAAAATAAAGTCCTTAAAACAAGATTGGAAGCTCTCGAACATTCCGTTAATGATGTTATTATTGGAGGTTTGAAAGATGCAGCCAATGAATATGAAGACAATGAAAAGTATTCTCAATTTGTAGATGACTTTTCAACAGTCTATGGACCTTATGAAGAGATTTCTAAAATCTTGAATGGAGATGATTATGATATCTCAGAAGCGTTGTACGAAGGCTCTAAAGGTGTAGAAGATGTAGCTGGATTTATCAATAGTGAAATTGCAAAATACCAAGCTAAAGCAGATGCCTTGAGAGCATTAAAAAATGGAACTGCTGTAGAAGAATCTATTCCAGTAACAGAAGAACCTGTTGTTGTAGCAGTAGAAGAAACTACACCAGTAGCAGAAGATGAAAGATCAGAAGATGAAATCTTCGCAGAATTATCTGAAAAGTATTTGAAAGGAGAATAAAATAAATGGCAGGATCAATAATCACTAGCAATTACATTGCGGCACTTACTAAAACAGCTTATATCAAAGGCGTATCTAATGACAAGCCTCAGATTTCAACTCTTTTACCTAAAATCGGTAAAGATGTATTCCGTGGAAAAGAGATGAAGTATGCTTCACAGTGGGATGATGGTGGAAACTTCGGAGGTGACCACTCATTTATCGTAGACAATATTGACGAGGTTACAGGTTCTTTTACTTCAGGTGTAAAGAACGGCGAATGGGTAATGAAACAGGGTTATGCAACAGGTTCATTCCGTATTGACCAACCTGAGATTCTTGGAACAGAGACAGAGGAAGACGCTTATATGAAAGCTATTCCAGTACAGATGGCAGGTTGTTTGTCAGGTCTCTCAAGAACACTCTCAATCCTGCTTTACGGTGGACAGTATGCAAACCTCTTTAGAGTAAATGCAGCTGATACGACTTCTGATGTTATTACTTTTGCTACAGGTACTCCTGTTACATTCACAGTTCCATCTGATGTTAAAGTAAAACTCGGTCTCGGTTCTCGTTTGGT